GCGGGCGATCCCCCGGCTGCCGGTTCTCCCGCGCTTGATCTAAGGGCAGCGCTATCCGAAAAATATAAAACGAATTAGGAGTGATTTTAATGTCAATCACATTGTTAGAAGCAAAAGTCGGTATGTCGGATAAGGTTGATCAGCTGGTGGTGGATGAGTTCAGACGCTCGTCTTTACTGCTCGATACCCTCACGTTCGATGATGCCGTTTCACCCGGCACGGGTGGATCCACCATGACCTATGGTTATATGCAGCTCAAGACGCCCGCCACCGCGGCATTCCGCGCGATCAACGGGGAGTACGTCGCCAATGAAGCAAAGCGCGAAAAGAAAACCGCGGATATCAAGATTTTTGGTGGCTCCGCTTCGCTTGACCGTATTTTGCAGACCACAAGCGGCGCGGTCAACGAGATTGACTTTCAACTCAAGGAAAAGGTCAAGGGCGCTTCGAACCTGTTCCATTACACGGTTATCAACGGTGATGCGACCGCGCACGTGGATGAGTTTGATGGCCTGGATACCCTGCTGACCGGCACATCCACCGAGTACAACACGACCACCGCGATTGACCTATCCACTTCGGCCTTGATGGACGCCAACTATAAGACGTTTCTTGACATGCTGGACGAGTTTCTTTCGGCTTTTGACGGCAACCCTGGCATGCTCATGGGCAACGCCAAGCTGATGACCAAGATCCGCAGCGCCGCCCGCCGTGCCGGCTATCTCTCACAAGCAGAGGATGCGTTCGGACGAAAAGTGCAGTCGTATAACAATATCCCTCTTGTCGACCTGGGCTACTACTACAACGGTACGACCACAGTGCCTACTATTGCAATCGATGGCACGGCTGGTACAACCGACCTGTATGCTGCGGCATTTGGCCTTGATGGTTTCCATGGTGTTTCCCCCGCGGGCACCAAGATTATTAACACTTACCTGCCTGATCTCACCGCACCGGGTGCCGTGAAAAAGGTTGAGGTGGAGATGGCCGCAGCCGTCGTCCTGAAGAACAGCCGCAAGGCGGGCGCGTTCAGAAAGATCAAGGTGCAGTAATATGTATAAAATCGCCTTTACAGACAACAAAAAGTTTAATGGTGTTTACCTCTCCGTCTCATTCAAAGGCGGAGAGGGTGAAACCGACAGCGCCTACCTGGCCGAGCGCTTTAAGTCCAAGGGTTTACAGGTGGAGGAGATTACCACCGATAAGCCCCTCGATAAAATGACTGTTGTGGAGTTGAAATCTTACGCAGCGGAAAAGGGTATCGAGCTTGTCGACTTGAGTACAAAGCCGGATATCTTGGCCGCAATCAAACAGACGGAGGGTGGGGAGTAATCCTCGCCCTCCCCCTTTTTTGGGGGTGTACTAACAATGCCATACATCGCATATATCGAGCCAAGCGACTACAGCGTGTTATATCAGGGGCAGGCAATCAGTAGCGACACATTCGACCGCATCGCTTTACGGGCGTCGGATGAACTGGACCGCCTCACGCTTAATCGGATCCGCACGGCGGGGATTGCTTCTTACAGCTCAATGTTGCAAGAGAAAATTAAGCTTGCCACCTGTGCACTGGCCGAGTCTATATCCATCATTGACGGCGCAACAGACAAGGGTATTGTAACCACGTCAGAGAGTGTTAGCGGATACTCATACAGCATCGATAAGGTGAGCTTGTCAAACGTCATGGCCGACGGTATCAAGCGCGCCAAGCTATATCTGTGGGCTACAGGATTACTATCGGTGATGGTATGAAAACAATAAGTCGGCGGGCAAGGCCACACAATATCACGCTGTATAACTACCTGTCCACCGCAGCGGGGGCAATGGCTTTTCAGCGCACGGTTATCAAACGGGTAGGACTGGACACCAGCTACCAGCAACGGCTATCCATGCGGGGCGTGAGCACCACAGACACGGCGCAGCTGATTATCGATCTGCGGGATATCCAGACTACCGGCGGACGCACTTTTATTTCGATTGTAGGTTGGAAGGCCTTGACCGATGCCCAAAAGGCGCAGCATTTCACTTTTGCAACGGATAAGGATTTCTTTGTTCAGGGCGAGGTACCCGACATGCTCCCTATCGTCACGAAGCAGCAGATGCAAAGCAAATACCAGTGCTTGAGCATTACGAGCGCGGCCATCCCAGCAAGTGACCATGCGGAACCTGTGATAGTCGAGGTGTTGGCCAAGTGAAAGAGGTAGAGGTTAGCTTAAACACTGTCAAGATCAACACCAGGCTGAGTAAAGGCAACCAGCGTGCGCAGGCATGGCTCGACAATGAAGTGCTGAAAGATTGCACCCCCTACATTCCCCGGCTCACGGGCGAGTTGGAACGGTCCGGCATTGCTGGGACTAAGATAGGCTCTGGCGTAATCGTTTACAACAAAACCTATGCTAAAAAGCAGTATTACGGTTATTTTACGCATGCCAAACAGTCACATCCTCTTGCATCCAGGACATGGTTTGAGACGGCAAAGGCAATTAACAAGGCAAAATGGGTGCGGGGCGCCAAGAAGCTCGGAGGCGGTGAATAGTGGCGGACGAAAATGTACGATTGCTTGATACCACGGATACCACGCAGGTTATCGAAGCGTTACAGAGCTGGATTAATGGGCTGAGCATACTCGACGGCCATTTGTGGCTTGAATATATCGAGGATGATCAAGGACTCGGCTATTGCATCAAGGCAAACGGTGGGGCTATCACAGACGAGGACATACTCGGCAATTTCACAGCAGAGGTACTCTTTATCATCTACTATACCGTTGGTGTAATTCCCGACGGGGCAGGGATGATATACAAGCCGCTGAATGATCTAGCCGCATGGTTTAAGGCCAACGGTACAACGGGGCTCTCCATCGGTGACAGGCGCACACCAAGCGAAATCAAAGCCCTGAAATCGCCCACTGATTTATCAGGCAAGGACGAGGACGGGAGCACAACTTTTTTTGCAGTTTATCAATTAACATATGACGAGGAGGCAGTTTTATAATGGCGGATCAAGTAAAGATTTATACCCCGAAAGTGGCGTTGTTCCTTAATACGAACACTGTCGCATCCCCTACCTGGACGCACGTAGGTAAAGGCGTTACGAGCCTTTCCCTGGCTTATAATCCGCAGTCGACGACTGAACAGTATATCAATGAGAATTCCGCGACAACCTCGACCGACAGCTACCAAGTGGCGTCCGATCTGCCACTGACTTGCTATGCCGGTGAGCCTATCTTCGAGTACATTGATGCAATCAGGCGCAGCCGCGCGGTTGGCTCCGCGGCAGAGACGCAGGTTCTGATTGTTTATTTGTACAAGAATACGCCCTATGCGGCAGAACTCAACAATGCGTCTATCGCGGTCAACGATTTTGGCGGCGATGCAGGTTCCCCTGTTGTCATCAACTCGACGCTATCATTTAACGGCGACCCGACCATTGGAACGGCCGTTGTCACAAATGGTGTGCCTGTGTTTACAGCTGCAGGTGTAACTGCTCTGACAATGACGAGTGTACCTGCGGATGCAGCCACAGCGGTAGCTCGTGCGGCTTCTATCGTTCTGACATTCTCTAACGAGATTAAATCGGAATGCATTTCCCTTATCACAGCAGCTGGTGTGGTAGTAACGACCAGCAAGCTATGGGATGCCACGCGCAAGATTTTGACTGTTACTCCGTCGGCTACTATGGCTGCTACGACTGTGCACATTGTATCCGTTGCGGGCGTGGTGGACGTTTACGGCCAAGCGTTGGCCAGTGCAGCCGTCGACTTTACGACGGCTGCTTAATTCATTGGGGGCGGGTAACACCGCCCCCATATATTTTGAAAGGGTGATTTTAAATGGCCAATTCCATCCGGGTAAAATCCGCGAGTGAATATACAATCGAGGTAAACGATCAGGGAGAAACGATTTGTTTCGATATGTCCGATACCAGTTTGACGTCTAAGGTTTGCAGAATGTTTGAAAAGATCGACTGTCTCACCGAAGAGTACAAGGCAAAAGAGGCAGCGGTTATTGCAACGCCCGACGAAACTTATAAGTCAATCGATAAGGAAGAAAAGAACGAAGAAACCGGAGAAACCGAGATTACTTCCAAGGCGCTGATTACAAAAAATCAGTATGAAAAAGCGAAGCTGATCGACGAATTTTATACCGACGCTAGGGCGGTAATGGATACCTTCTTGGGAGCAGGTGCTTGTCAAAAGATATTCGGGGACAAGAACTACTTGTCCATGTTCGATGACCTTACCGAACAGCTTGAGCCCCACTTCAAAAAGATGGGCATTAATGCCGAAAAGCTTAAAACCTCGGCGGTACAAAAGTATGCTCCAAACCGTGCCACGCGCAGGGCACTAAAATGACGTACCCGGAGGCCATTGAAATAAATGGCGTTGAGTATGAGATCAATACCGGATATGAGTATGCGCTGGCCTGCTTTGAGTGTATTAATGATACCGAAATAAGCAAAGTAGAACGGGCATACGGAGTGATTGGCCTGCTGTATAAACAATGGCCAGAAGATGAAAATGAAGCTCTGCACCTGGCTATTAAATATTTACAGTGTGGCAAAGAAAAAGAGTGCTCTTATAAAAAAGCTGACATGGATTTTGACCAAGATATGAATTATATCCGATCTTCCTTCCGATCAGATTATTCCATAGATCTTAATAAAGCAGATTTATGCTGGTTTGAATTTTGCGAACTGCTACAAGGGCTTACCGACGACTGCATTTTGAACCGTATCCGTGATATTCGAAACTACGATCTGTCGACAATCAAGGATTCTAAGTCACGGCAGAAGATGGTACAAGCCAAAAAGGACGTCGCACTTCCGGAACGACTGAATGAAGAAGAGCAGAACATTATCGACGATTTCTTTTCCCAGCTTAAAGAGTAAGGTGGTGGCAGCATGGCCGCAACAGCGGACGGGTACATTCGAATCAATACAAAAATAAACCAAACTGGTGCGAACGCCGGAATATCCTCGCTCACTAAAAGTCTAAAAAGCTTTGCTGCGATTGCGGCGGCCGCTTTTTCTGTCAAGGCAATTATATCCTTTGGCACAGCCTCCCTCGCAGCAGCGGCTAAGCTAACTAATGCAATGACCGGGCTCAAAAGCATCGTAGAAGGGCAAGGCAAGTCGTTTTCGGATGCAAATACATTTATTCAATCCTACATCTCAGATGGCCTGATCCCCGCTACGGATGCGGTAACGGCATATAAAAACCTCTCCATGCGTGGATACAGTACTGATCAGATTGAACAGACCATGATTAGTTTGAAAAACGCGTCTGCTTTTGGCAGGAGCGCAGCGTTGTCTATGGGTGAAGCTGTTTCGAGCGCTACTGAGGGTTTGCGAAATGAGAACTCCATTCTGGTAGACAACTCTGGTGTAACAAAGAATGTATCGATGATGTGGGCGGACTACGCCAAGAGTATTGGCGTAGGCGTAAACAGCCTAACTAAGGCGCAGAAGATACAGGCCGAAGTTACGGGGATCATGGAAGAGACCCGTTTTCAAATGGGTGACGCTGCGAAGTTAACAGGCACATACTCCGGTGAAGTTCAGCAGCTTAGCTTCAATTTTAACAACTTAAAAGTCGCTTTTGGAAACGCAATTATACCCGCTTTACAAGCCATATTACCCTCGATTAATGCTGCGGTAACGAGCCTTACGAGACTATTTAATGCATGGGCGCGGGTGTCAACGGCATTATTCGGGCAAGCGCAGAGCCAAGACAATATTGCAACAAGCGCATCCGATGCCGCCAGAGCCACCACCGACCTCGCGGATGCAACAACGGAAGCAGCAAAAGCGGCTACTGATGCGCAGGCCAGCTTTGACCAGCTGAATGTTATAAGCCAGGGAGACAGTACTTCCAGCGCAACGACAGCAAGTACCGGTACTAGTTCAGCCAATGCATTAAGTGGAGAGATTGGTAGCGGCGTTACCGTATCTCCTGCAGTCGAAGCTGCTATCCAAAAAGCAAAGAATTTATTTGCGCCGTTGACACTAATCAACCTAGACAATCTATCCGGAGCGTTCGACCATCTGAAATCAGCGCTGGCCCCATTTACCGAGACACTGTTTGCTGGCCTTAAGTGGTTTTGGGATAACATTCTCGTACCTCTTGCCGCCTGGACAATCGAAGATCTGCTACCTGCATTTCTTGATTTATTGTCGGCGGCTCTAGGAACGTTGAACACGGTAATTACAATTTTACAACCTTTGTGGCAGTGGGTATGGGATAATTTCTTGCTGCCTATAGCGACATGGACTGGCGGTGTAATGGTAAGCATATTAGAGAGAATCGCTGGAGCGTTGACTAACATTGGAGGCTGGATTTCAGAGCATCAAACTGCAGTAACGGTATTTCTAGCTGGATTTACAGCCTTTGAAACTACTAAATTTGTTTTGCAAATGGGATTGGCACTTGTAAGCATAATTGCAGACACAACCGCAAAAATTGCTAATACACTGGCAACTGGTGCTAATGAAGTATCCATATTCAGCCTGATCGCTGCAAAAGTCACTGAAGCTGTGGAAAATCTTTATTTGATAGGCCTATATATTTGGGATGCTGTTGTAAAGGCGGCGTCCACGGCTGCACAAGTGGCAATGACAGTAGCCACCACCGCATGGAACGTCGTGTGTGCGATAGCCTCAGCTGTTACATGGGCGTTCGGCGCAGCGGTTGCGTTTTTGACATCCCCCATCGGACTTGTAATTTTAGCTATCGCTGCGCTTATAGTAATCATCGTACTGATCGTTAAGCATTGGGACGACATAAAAGCGGCAGCAGCGGCATGCTGGGACTGGATTGTAGGCGTATGGGATGCTGCAGCGGGATGGATGAACGACAATGTTATACAGCCTATTGTCGGGTTTTTCTCTGGGCTATGGGATGGTATCGTAGGAATATTTCAAGGAATTATCAATTGGGTAAAGGATAACTGGAAAAGCATTGTACTGTTCATTATCAACCCATTTGCTGGTGTATTTAAGTATCTCTATGATAATTTTGCAGGGTTCAGAGATTTTGTAAATGGGGTTGTCAGTGCAATAGGCGGTTTTTTTGGCGGGCTATGGGGTGGGATAAAAAACGGATTCGTCAATGTAATCAATATGCTTATTAATGGCATTAACACAATGATTCGTGGATTTCTTTCTCCAATTAATGCCCTTATCGATGGCTGGAATGTGACTATTGGAAATGTAACTGGAAAAATACCAAATATATCTGTCGCAATACCAAACATTCCTAGACTGGCTGCTGGCGCCGTCATCCCCCCTAATCGTGAATTCATAGCAACGCTTGGCGATCAGAAAAGCGGTAGGAACATTGAAGCACCTGAAAAGCTAATTAGACAAATAGTGGACGAAGGGGTTAACTCAGAGGCATTACTCGAAAAACTTGATAGTTTAATTCAGGCGGTCAGAACTCTTGATCTAAACGTGAAGTTGTATGCCAACGACCGCGAGATCGCTAGATCATCTATCAGGGGTGTTAAAGCCCTTGGCTTTGCGGTTGCTAATACTTAAAAGGGGGCGTGTATTTTGGCATTTCTCTATGTTGGGGGTACAGCGTTCCCCTATCCGAATAAAGACAGCGGCCTTCAGACGCAAGCGACGCTTGTTGACGGAGGCCGCAACACGTCCGGGGTATTCATCGGCCAAAAGGTCGGGAGGGATCAGTCTAAGTTTGAATTAGAATGGGCGAGCATGGACGCCCAGCTGTGGGCGAAACTGCTGCGAATTTTTAAGACCGACTTTGTCAACCCGGTCACCTACTACGATATGACGGAGGGTACTGTGATAACGCGGCGGATGTATGTTAGCGATCGATCCGCACTTCCGAAAAAGATCAACCCGGACACTGGCGCGTGGATCACTGCAATGGCCTGTAAATTAAGTCTGATCGATACGGGGGAATGATGTTATGTATGGCGTATCCAGCAGCTACCTTGCCAGCATGGCAAAATCCCTGCGAAATCAAAGCTGTGTAGAAGCGGACATTGTGAACTTAGATGCCACGATGCAATCCTCTATCGCTCTTGTTGATACAAATGGGCTCTACCCCACAGACTTAGCCGGCATGCTGGCCGTCCGCTATAACGAGTTGCCCGCATACGCTACCTTAGAGCAGGGTTACCTGACCGCAAGCGGAAACTATCTCTTATATTTTGACGGGAACGTTGATGTCCAGCCTGAATACTATATCAGCGGTCAATTATCTACCCAGGGTGCGGATGAAAATGGAGAATATCCGATTGATGGGTTTGCTGGTTTTACCGCCGAGTTTGGGACGCCCGGTAATAGGCCAGCATGGGCGGGCGGGAAAAAGCCGATCACGATTGTATTCGATGGGGTTTGCAAGCGGCTAACCGTTACCTTGACCACGGATAGTAGCACTTATTCCTATTCGAAGATTCTGGACGGTAGCACCTTGGTTCTGGATGCACTGCCCGACGAAACCTATCAAACAATAAAAATTGACATCCTTACACTCATGCAACCATGCATGCGCGCGAGGGCTTATAAATTTTACTGCGGGACCGTAGAGTCGTATAGTTCAGGTAGCGTAGTGTCCTTATCGTATTCAGATATCAACGACAGCGCCATGCTGGAGCTCCCTCAAAAGAAGCTATCTTTGTCGGTACGTAACCTGTACCAACTTTCGTCGTTTACTGAATACACAAATCCCCGATATACACGGCTGTACACTCAAATGCTTGTCAAAATCGGCTACGACCTTGACGGCTCAGGGGAGATCGAATGGGTCCCCATGGGGCGCTTCTTCCTTGACAGCTACAAGGTGGTTGGAAATACAGTTAGTTTTTCTCTGGTCGACTCCTTGGCGGTTATGAACGAATATACGCATTATTGGAGCCGTCCGAATCCGCAAGCTCTCCTCAATCGGACTAATGAAATAATGTCCATCGTAAACCCGCCACCCGATGTGGACGGAGCCGGCGCACCTGAAACGCCCGCCGATATATATTTAATCACCCTTGATGTAACAAATATAGACAACGTAGGACAGACCATCAAAAATCCATGCCCCCTTGTATCGTCCGCTGCAGCTCTTCAGCTGCACGCAAACGCAACGGGGAACAGATTAAGAATACTGCGCGAGATGCATGATCTCGCGATAGAGGGTGTGGATTTGATGGCGTCCGCCGTCATGGGCTTATCGTCGTATGAATGCTTTGATAACGATGTGTTTGAAACGACCGGCGCCGTCGGGAGTATTAAAGTGGTGATGACACAGCTTTCGGCTGCCACGACTACTAAAAACCTCATGGAGGGAGAGTACATATATATGTACTCACATATGTATACGACCGACAACCCACTTGTAAGCGTAGCCTACACAACGGAAGAACCCAATTATGGGATCAATACCTGGTTGTATGCGTATGCAGTTTATGTGAGAGCTAAAGACGAAGGCGCGTTTACAGCTACGCTTACAGCGACCCTACGCGATACGAGCAGCTCCTCCTCACTATCCTCGGTATCAACAACGGGGGCAGAAACGTCATTAAGCAACCCACTTGTAGACGGCATGGCGATCACCTACCGTGATTACGCAGACCGCATTTATGCAATTTTGAAAAGCCACGTGCTGCTAACGCGAAGGCACCGGGGATACCCGCAGTTGGATGCAGGGGACATTATTACCGTTGACGTGGGTGAGGATACAATACGCGCCCTCATCGTTGAAAACAGCATAAGCATATCAAATGGAGCTATGCGAGGTAGTACGAAAGTGAGGTTGTTATCGTCATGATTATTCCAAAGACCAACTGGAAGGCAGCCGATTATTTCAATGTAACCGACTACACCCGTATCACCGCCAACCTTAACGACGCGGCGGTCGCGGTCGGAGTAGCAACCAAAACATATGAAACTGCGAGCTATGCCACTTTACTAATGCTAACGACGAGAAATAATATCGCTTCCCACGCGAACTCAATAGCCGCAGCTTGCGAATGGGATATTACAATTTCAATCACTAAGTCAGCTTGGTTTGACTGGAAAGAACTGAATACGATTGAGCAGGTTTGTGCCGATGCGGTAGCAGAAACTGTATATGCCGCCTACGGACAAGGTAATGCCTACGGTGACGGGCTTTATTATGGAGGTGGCACTATTGACTAAAATACCCTTTGCTGATATTTCGGCAGAGCATATAAACCGGTTGCGAATGGTAGCTGTAAGTGGAGAAAGCAATGTATATGATGTCATACCGGAGCGCGGAACTATCTCAACGGCAGGAACCCCTGTAAGAGCCGCTGAACTCAATAACATGCAGGACAATATCGAAGTGGAACTTACCCAAGTGGTAAACATCTCACAATCCGCAAAAAGCAAAGCCGATACAGTAGAGGCACAGGCTGCATCCGGTGCCTTCGACGGCGAGGACGGACACGGGCTGTCAGTGCTCGGCGTGTATGCGACGCTGTCCGATTTACAGGCGGTGCATCCAGCGGGCGAGCGGGGGGAGGCTTACGCCATCGGCACAGCGGCGGCGAACGATTTGTATGTGTGGAACGCCACGGCTCTGGCTTGGCAGAACATCGGTAATGTGCTTGGGAGCTGGACGATGAACGATCTTTGCGTCGACGCGGGCAACTGGAACAGCGGTACGGGCGGGTGGATGATGGACAGCCTGTGCATGGATGCGGGTGACTGGAACAGCGACGGTGGTGGGGTTTCGACGCTGGCGGAGCATGAAGTGGATGAGGACGCGCACAGCAACATCGTTATTGATGGCAATGAAACTTAATATATGGAGGAATGAAAAATGGCAACGATTCAGTTCAAGCGGGGACTGGCGACAAACCTTCCCAGTACGACCACGGCGGGCGAACCCATCTTCACCACGGACACAGGCAAGTTGTACATCGGAAACGGCACAACAAGGGTGCTTATCAATCCGGATGCGGCGACAACGGCGGCTTCGGCGGACAAACTGACGACGGCGCGCACCCTCTCCGTGACCGGCGATGCAACCGGCAGTGCCTCCTTCGATGGCAGCGCGAACGCGGCGATTGCCGCCACACTGGCCTCGAGCGGGGTCACGGCGGGAACTTACCCCAAAGTGACGGTGGATGCAAAGGGACGAGTTACTGCGGGGGCGGCATTGGTGGCGGCCGACATTCCGTCATTGGCTTCCTCTAAGATCACGGGGCTTGGCACGGCTGCCGCCTTGAACACGGGCACGGCTTCGGGCAATATCCCCCTTCTCGATGGCACGGGTAAGCTGAGCACGGCGATTCTACCTTCTATTGCTATCAACGACACCTTTGCGGTGGCGACGGAAAGTGCCATGCTGGCGTTGACCGCGCAGCGCGGGGACATTGCCATCCGCTCCGATCTGAACAAAAGTTATGTATTGGCAGTCGATGCACCCGAAACACTCGCCAACTGGAAGGAACTGTTGACACCAACAGACACGGTGCTGTCGGTGGCGGGAAGGACGGGAGCTATTGCGTTAACAGTCACCGATGTGTCAGGAGCGGCTCCCCTTGCATCGCCCGCACTTACGGGCACACCCACTGCGCCGACTGCCTCCGTCGCTGTAAGCACTACACAACTCGCAACTACTTCTTTTGTGCATGGCGCTATAGCACTAGATAGGCCTTATGAGTCAACGCTGACTAATATTAAGGTAAATGGTGCACAAGCAGTGGGTACTGTGAACACTGTCGCACGAGGTGATCATGTACATCCTACAGACACTACCCGAGCTTCGTTAAACAGCCCTGTTTTTACAGGCACACCGACGGCACCCACCGTAGCATCGCCGGTTAATGCCACCGACCAAATTGCAACGACTGCTTTTGTCAAGGCAGTGCTCGAGTATGCTCGCGCTTATGAAGACGATCCAAGCGAGATCAAAATGAATGGTGTCGCCCATCAAGGATCTTCGATTCTAGTTCCTCGCGCCAATCATGTTCATCCAACGGATACCACAAGAGCACCCCTGGCGTCTCCTGTATTTACGGGCACGCCGGCTGCTCCCACAGCCACAGCGGGCACAGCGACAACCCAGCTTGCAACGACCGCCTTTGTACTATCGCAAGGCTTTTTGACGGCGGCTACTTTAGGCAATATCGACGGCGGCACATTTTAATTAGGAGGGACTACTTGATGGTAACTATTAAATTTAGGCGCGGATTAAGCTCAGCGCTTCCTACTTCAGCAGCACAAGGCGAGCCGCTATTTGCGACGGATACTGGTGCTTTATATGTGGGCACCGGCACAAGCAAGGTGCTAATCAACAGTCCCAACCCGGAGGTTACAAGCGGTTACAACTCCAATGGGCAGTGGGTTAAATCTGAGGATGGTACGATGATATGCACTAAAAAAGTGACAAGCACTATTGCAATATCATCTGCGTTCGGGACGTTATATACGTCCAACCTCGTCGGACTTGGAATCTGGCCTATTACGTTTTATGGCGTGCCTACTCTCACCACGAACTGTATACGTATTGATAATGCCTATTGGCTTTTTGGGCATCAAGGGCTGACCGCTAGTGCCTGCGGGAGTATTGGTGCAATGTCTGCGGGAAGCTATGCCAGCGTACAGATTAATATTCATGTAACAGCAATTGGTCGTTGGAAAGCTTAATCTTTATACGCAGAATGGAGGTGTAAAAACCATATGGCTAACAAAATGCAAATTAAACGCGGATTAAAAAGCACAATGCCCGCTCTGTCCGATGGTGAGCTTGCGTACTGCAAGGATACAGGGGAGTTATACATTGGTAATACCAGCGCAAACGTGCAGGTCGGCGCGGTTATGGGGTCAGGCACTTGGACGCCAACGTCCAGCACAGGCACACTATCCGCAGTAATAGGCACATGGACACGCGATGGCAACCGTACTACCGTCACGGCTTCTTTCCAGTATGTTCAAGGCGGCGGCATGGGGGTTCCCACGCGGATAGCAGGACTTCCTTTCACGCCTGCCGCTGAGCCGGCGAGTATTGGTATGGTAGAGAGTGCCTCCGCTGATTCAGCAACGGTCTACGCGTCCGTATTTCCTAAAGTGGTCGGCTCTATAATCGAGATGTACGCTTGGAAAAACACCGGACTCGGGATCGTTATATTCGATGGGGACGCTTTGAGTACTGGCACCATCACAATGAAGTTTTCGTTAACCTACACCACATCGGTGTAAAAATAAACACATATTAAAATAGGAGGAAAAACACAATGGCAAAAATTATGATCGACCCCGGGCATGCGCCGGGCAATGGTAACAAGGGCCCGACCGGCTACTATGAGTATGCGGGCATGTGGTCACTGTCGAACTACCTCAAGGCGGCGCTGGAGCGCTGCGGACATGTCGCCCAGCTGACACGTGCAGAGAATGAATGTCCCGAACTGGCGGCGCGTGGTAAATGTGCCGCAGGCTATGACGTTTTCCTCTCAGAGCATTCCAACGCTTTCAATGGCACGGTGCGCGGTTGCCAGGTGTACTACTCGGTACGCATCCAAGCCGACAAGGATTTTGCGGCAAATCTGGCCACGGCTGCAGCGACCGTCATGGGCAACAACAGTCGCGGTGCGCTGGCAAAACATTCCACCAATGACCCGGCATACGATTATTTAACGGTGATGGGTTATGCCGTTGCCGCTGCCTGCCCGCACGTGTTCCTGTGCGAGACTGGATTTCACGACAATGTGACGGACGAAGCGGTGCTCAAATCTGACAACAAACTATGCGAGATCGCGGAGGCACAGGCAAAGGTAATCTGTGAGCATCTTGGCGCGGTGTATGTTGCCGTGATCCAGCCCAGCGCGGCCACTGTATCGGCTCCTGCCACATTGGCGGTAGGCGATAAGGTTCGCGTCAAGTCGGGCGTGACCACTTTCGCCGATGGCGTCGGCATGGCATCCGGCGCGCGTAACTCAGTGCTATATGTGAGGCAGCTTGGCGATGGCAAAACCCTTGTCAGCACCATGGCCAGCGGCGCAGTAACCGGCTGGGTACGCACGGCTGATCTTGTACGCGAAGATGGCGGCACGGTTGCCACTGTGTCAGCCACTGCCACGCCTGCCCCGGTTGCTCCTGTACCAGTACAATCCTCCCCCGTTGCCCCTGCCACCCCCGCCGCACTGGCGGTAGGTGACAAAGTGCGCATCAAGTCGGGCGCGACAACCTTTGCGGA